TGGGTAAAACTGCATACGTTAATGGCATTAAAATTACCGGGACAGCCGGCGGATGAAGGCGAAAACGTATGATAATAAGTAATGCAAATATAAAAACCCTGCTAAATATTACCAGTAACGATTATGACGATAGAATAGAATATTATATACCAATATTAGTAAAAAACTTGATAGAACATTGTAATCGGCATTTTGTCAAAAAGGGAAATGCTGGATATATATATGATAATTGTGACATGGTTTTTGCAACTGCTACATGTAGTTTAGATACGGATATTACATTAGTGCCTGGCGATTTTATATCGTTAATGGAAACTAATTACAACAATGATATATATCAAGTAAAAACTTATACCTCTGGAATATTGACAATAGAGCAAGCTAAGGATTTTAAGGCCGAAACTGTAGATAATGCTATAATAGCATTATTAGAATTGCCTGAGACATTTATTTCCATTATAGCTGGATATATTAGTAATTTTGTAGTCAAAAACAAAGATTCTATTATAAGTGAAAAAATAGATGACTATAGCGTTACATATGACAGCATTAATATAACAACTTGGTTACAAAGTAATGCTGGAATACTTACAAATTATAGATCGCCGTATGAAATTAAATTTAGGGGAGAATTATGATACAACTAGTTAGCAGGGTCGGAAAATTTAAAAGACAGTTGGAAGAAAACCAGAAAGCCGCATTGGAACTGACTGGAGAGTTGCTGAAAAAATACATGGATAACGATACTCCAGTAGACACTGGATTGCTTAAAAGTAATAATATGGCAGAAATAATAAGGAATGAATTAACCTTGTATAACAACACTCCTTATGCAAAGTTTGTCGAATTTGGAACGAGAGCACAACCTTTTATGCGGCCGGCGGCATTAAACCATACCAGGGAAATTAAAGAGATATGGGAAATGTCTCTTAATAAAGGAATGGATTAAAATGGAATTAAAAACATTAAAGGAGCATATATATAATTTACTTTTAGCAGCATCTAATCTTACAGTATATAGTGTTAAAGCTCCAATTAATGCTGTATACCCATGCTGTGTATATGCGTTTACAAGCATAATAGATAAAACAGATATGCAAGATAAGAGGGTTCTAGAAATAGATTACTGGGATGATACCGGGAATGATGATACTATCTTAACTGCAAGCAATGCAGTAAGAGAAGCATTAGACTACTATTGGGACAGTAATCTAATACGTGCATTTTTGGATTGGGAGAGTGAAATCCCTGATCCGGAACGAAATATTACAAGAATATCTCAAAGATATTTAGTTAAATATTACAAGAATATCTCAAAGATATTTAGTTAAAGGATGGTGATATCATGGCAAATGGTGTTTTTACTCCTATAGTGCCAAACGCTGGAGAGCTTATACTGGGGGAGTTTAAGACTTATTTTAATTATGGTACTCCTACGCAGCTGTTAATAGGCTCTACGCAGGGCGGATGTAAGATTAGCATAGATAAAAGCAATAAACCGGTTAAATCTGATGGTAATTATTCGGATTTTTACCTGGATACGAATGGGGTTCCTCTTATAAGAGTAGACCAGATGAATGCTTCGATTACATTGCAACAACTTTATATGAAATATATACATGACAAAGATATTGCAAATTGTGAAACTACAGATACAGGTTGGGCTAGTAGTAGTTGGGCCGGAACAGGTGGTACTTATGCGGTAGGTTCCGCTATAAAAAATACCGGATTTCAATCTGCTAAATTAATAGCTGCAAGCAATGGTTATGGTATTCATAATGTTTTTTCTGCATCTAAAAATTTCACTGTATTTGATAATGGAGAAACAAGTGTTACAAGTGACTATATTGGATTTGCTGTATATATAACAGCTGCAAATAAAACTAATTTAGGGACTGCTAAATTTCGAGTTTGTGTTCATAAAGATGCCTATCTTACAGATACAAATCATTATTATTATGATGTTGCGGCAGCTGATTTAACAGCAGATGTATGGACTACATTTAAGATTGCAAAAAGTGGGTTTACAGCAGTTGGAAGTCCGAGTTGGTCTGCAGTTACTGGCATAAGTGCAAAATTGTCAGCTGCTCCAACATCAGAGGTTACGGCGTATTTCGATAGTTTTAGCTTAATACATGCACAAACTAATTCGTTATGTCTACCAACTGGTGGAGGCAATTTTAAATATGTCGACCATACAACTTACAGAACTTGGGACATGGGGCTAGAAATAAATGATGAAGATTATTACGAAAATATTACACTAGTAGGACAAAGGTTTAATGGGAAAATGTTCAAAATAATTTTAAAGAATTGTTTTAATGACGGGAATGTAAGTTTAGCATTCCAAGAAAAAAAGGAAATCGTAGATAATACAGTGTTTATGGCACATTACGACAGGACATTAGGAACTACATGCCCACTTATTATGAGAGAATACGTATAAGGAGGTGACATAAAATGGCAAATGGTGTTTTTTCGCCAAATAGTGTAGATTCGGCGTCGGACATAGTTCTTGGAGAATGTGCAGTATATGCAAATTATTACACAACTCCGGTTTTACTAGGAGCTACAAGCGGCGGATCTAAATTAGATATAACAAAGAGCATCGCAGACTGCAAGTACGATGGTGCTTATGGAAAAACAAAAGGTTTAAGGCGATATGATAAAGTAGATGCAAAAATTACAGTAAACTATCTGCGTATAGATTATACAAATCTGGCTTATGGAATACCAATTACAGTAGTAGACGGAACCGACCAAGACGGAACTTACAAGGAAATTCAATTCGATATAGAATATGCTGCTGGAGATGTGTTAACTGATTTGTCTTTGGTTGGGCAACGTTGGGACGGTAAGGCTGCTGTTGTTAAGCTAGATAATGCCCTATGCGTAGATAAAATAGAGCTGGATTTTAAAGAAAAAGATTATTTAAGTGCCCAAATAGTTTATACAGGATTTTATGGGTATAGTACTCCAACTACGCCTCCGATACATCTTCTAGACTCTTACTAAAGGAAGGAAGCTAAGAATGGATTTAAATAAAAAATTAAATTTTATTGATATATTAAATTTAAGTAAGTTATTACACGACTTAGAAATTGATGTATTTATAGAAAAAATATTAAATGAGGATTTTATAAATGACAAAACAATGTCTATTGCTAATAAATTAGGTCTTGTAATTACAAAAATTATTACACATATTTTAATTAACATGCATAAATGCCAAGATAGTATATTAACTTATATATCTGTATATACAAATTTAGATATAAATGAAGTTAAAAAGTTTGACGTTGATATAATTGCAGATGTATTAACTGCAACATTTAATAATGGAGTTCCAAAAATAATACAAAGCATATTAAACATCGAAGATATTAAAAAAAAGATGAAATTGAATGCGACCAAATTAGAAACTATTTAAGTATATTTACCTTGATTATGCAATTTACTAACCCGACCACAATAGAACCCTTAATGTTTATTTACAAAGATTACAATTATGTTAAGTATGTTGTGTCTCTTGATTTTGGCGAAGCATATAAATTAATTAAGACTTGCAGGGATAGAATACAAAAAGAAGAAACTGACAAATTAAGGGAATTATTAATGCAATTATACGTAATAGAAATACAGAATGGATATAAGTTAGACTTCGAAGCTTATTTCAATTCAAAAACAAAAAAACCGGCAACGGAAATTAAGAATGTTGTTGAAACCGAGACTCGCATAATTAATAAAGTTATAAACCTAGATGTATCAAGGTTGAGAGAAAGGAAACTATTTTAATGATAGAAGATTTTTATATTGACTGTGTAAAACAATTTAAAACTATTACGGTTGGTACGCATGGCCAGCAAGTAGTAGTAAGTATTAATATAGATATAAAAGGCTATCTTGGGTCTTCTACTCAAAACAATGTGGTAGTTGCCGGTAAAAGCACTATAGAAAGTACTTATAAATTTTATACTGATTATTTTACTTGGAGCATCGGGGATACCATAATATACGAAAATGCAGTTTACGAGATTGTCGCACAGCCGAAAAATACTGCACATAAAGATAATCATTGCAAATTAATCTTAAAAAGGTTGGACGGGGTGAAGGATGAATATATTTGAATTAGTTGGCACAATATCTATGCTTGGAACTGAATCGGTACTAGCTTCTCTTAGTACTGTAGAGTCTAGAATGAGCAGTGTTGGCAATGGAATTAATACCGTACAATCTAGTATTAGTAATGTTGGAGCAGAACTTGGGCAAGTAGGCTCTAGAATGGCTATCTTTGGGAATACAATAGAAAATATTGGTGAAACTCTTACAAATGCTATAACGCAACCATTAATTTCTCTTACCGAACAAGGCCTTAAATATAGTGCGACAATAGAAGATTTACAGGTTGCGTTTGGGGTGTTGCTCGGATCCGAAACAAAAGCTGCGGATATGATGGGCGAAATAAGAGAAATTGCAAGAACGACTCCGTTTGAAACAGAAAATCTAGCTGAAGCTGCAAAGACATTTTTAGCGTACGGAATGGCTCAAGAGAGTGTACTGCCGACACTTACAAAGCTTGGTGACGTTGCAATGGGTAATTCTGAACATTTTAAGGTATTAACCTATAACATGGCTCAAATTTCGTCTGCTGGAAAGCTGCAAGCTATAGATCTTAAGTCTTTAATACTAGCCGGATGGAACCCATTAACTACGATAATGGAAACTACCGGAGAAACTATGGAAGAAGTAAAGGCTAGAATGAAGGATGGCAACATATCTTTTGCAGAAGTACAACAAGCTTTAGATAAAGTTACCTCTGCAGGTGGTAGATTTTATCAGGGTATGGAAAAAGGTAGCCAGACTTTAAATGGTAGGTTATCTACGTTAAAAGACACTGTAAACGAAGTATTAGCTAATGCCGTTCAACCGCTATTTAATTATATTCGTGACTTTATCATCCCAACATTGACAGAATGGGCAATGAAATTTGATGCCATGCCGCAAAGTGCTAAAACTACTATTGCTGTAATATTAGCATTAGTAGCTGCGATTGGACCGCTTGTTATCGTTTTGGGTACTGTTGTAACAGGGGCAGGATTATTTTTACTTGCATTGTCTCAACTGCTTAATCCGATAAATTTGATTATTGTTGGAGTTACTACTTTGGTTGGGTTGCTTGGAATGGGAGGATTGGCAGGAGCATTGTTAGCAATACCTAACATTAATATGTCAGGTATTACCAATTTATTTGAAACAATAAAAACTAAGGCATCTGAATTAATAGGGTATTTGAAAAAAGAATGGGAGCCTGCAATTAAATATCTACTATCTGGAGATAAAGGGGCTCTCTCGAAAATAGACGATGCAGGATTTAAAAATGCATTAATAGATCTTCGCAAAACAATTTTAGATATATCCGAAAAAATAGAGTTATTTGTAAAGAAAATAAATGTTAAAGTAAAAGAATTGGATAAAGACGATGTAAATGACTGGAGTACAACATTTATTAATGCAATAAATGCTGCTATGAAAATCGTTAATAGTTTTATTGATGTAATTAGCGAATTTGTTAAGGCATTTAATACAATAAAGAAATTAAAACTAGAATATGAAGTATTCTCTGGAGGAAGCATCCTTGCAAAAAAATCTGAAATAATAGCGAAATATTCTGCTGAAATAGAATTGTTAAAAATGGATTTGCAGGAAAAGTCTAATAAAAAGGTAGAGATACAACAAAAAATAGAAATGGCAACTACAGTAGAAGGTAAGGAAAAGGCCAAGGAGCAACTTAAAAAAGTAAATAATGAAATTGATGACTTGCAATATGATATTTCTTCGAAAACTAAAAAATTTGAGAAGAAATTCCAGATTGATGTTGATACTGGAGAAAGTGTATCTAAAGCAAAGGCAAAAGGAGAAGAAGTTGGATTTGGTTATAAGCTCGGGTTAGATAATACTAACCCAAACGTAGCACAAAGTTTCAGCGAATTGTCAAATAATGTAAGCAAACTAAATAAAAGTAAGGAAGCTGGGACATTAGGAAATACAACAGCTGCAAATTTTGCGAATGGTATAAATAGCCAAGACGGTAATGTAGCTGCTAATGTAACAAATATAGCAAATAATGTAAAAAAGCTGAATAAAAATAAAGAAGCAAATAGCACTGGAAATAGTCTTGGTTCTAATTTTGCTAGTGGTATATCTAGCAAAGGAGGAGAAGTAACTGCTGCATCGGAACATTTAGCTAAGTTTGCAAAATCTCCGATTGGTAAAGCGTCTGAAAATGCAAGTAGCTGGGGTGCTAATATAGGAAATGCAATTGCATCTGGGTTAAAGAGTGCTGCAAATGCAGTAGGAGAGGCGGCAAAGTCTGTTGCTAGTAAGATATCTGCATATTTAGGGCATAGTTCCCCAACCAAAGAAGGACCTGGTAGCCTATCCGACAAGTGGATGCCTAATCTTATAAACCAGATTACGACAGGGCTGATAGATGGAAGCAGCGATGTAGGCGAAGCTGCAAATATTGTTGCAAGAAAAATATCTAATAATTTAGCTGGAATAAATATTGCAACTACTAATCCTGGTGATTACGGTAATAATAATGTAACAATTAATATCCCTATGACAGTTACAAAAGAAGCAGATGCGGAAAAAGTCAGGGAGATAATACTTAAATCCTTGAAAGGGATTGGAGGATTTAATTATTATGGTTAATGTCAGGAAAATTATAATTGGTAAGAATATTTATGGATACGGAAATTATGGCAGCAATTTATATGGTGCTGGAGAAGAGGTTCTTATAGAAAATAATTGGCAATACAGTTATTCGATAAAAAAAATATCTACACTAAGATGCAAAGTCATTGAATCTGTTTATATACCAGAAAAAGGGAATAACTTTGAATTATATATTGATGATGTTTTGGAGTTTGGCGGAATTATAACTAGCATAAAATCCTATGAAAGTCAGCCCGGATTTTTGGCTCATGATTTAGTTGTGCAGGATTATAGTAAATTATTGGATAATAGAAGAATTGGTCATTCATTCGAAGATAAAACAGCTGGATATATAATTAACTGGATGATAGATAACATTTTGTACGAAGAGGGCATATCAGCTGGAACAATAGAAGATGCAATGGAATTTGACAGAGTTGTTTTTGCTTATAAGACATGTACAGATGCAATTAATTATATAGCAGCTGCTACGCCTGGTTATAACTGGATTATAGATAAGAATAAAAAAATACATTTTATTTCAAAATATAAAAACAAATGCAATTCAATTATTAATGACACTTTTCAACATTATGATTTTTCTACTGAATTATCGTTAGACCAATATATTAATGCATTATATGTAGAGGGTGGAAAAAAACAAACAACATTAATAGAAAATTACAGTAATGTTACTCCTGCTCCGGATGGAGTATCTAGAACATTTGTACTTCCATTCCCACTAGCCTTGGAGCCAGTAATACAAGTAAATACCGGTGGTGGTTGGGTAACACAAACAGTTGGAATTAACGGGCTTACAGAATCTAAGCAATTTTATTGGACGTACGGCAGCGATAGTATTATACACGACCCGACAGAGACCGTATTAGCGGTAGGGACACTGATAAGAGTTACATTCACGGGTTTAATTGATATAAGATTGGTAATAAGAGACGAAGCTAAGATTGCAGAAATGAATGCAGCTGAAATATACTCTACTGGTGTATATGAAGGTATTTATGTAGACAAGAATATTACAACTGACAAAAACGCCTATATAATAGGCTATAGTGTTATTGAAAAATATTCCAAATTAGATACTATTACATTTAAGTGTCAAGATATACAGGATTTATCTGTAAACAAGCTTATCTATGTCGACAAGTTATTGTTTGGTATCTCTGGCTGGTTTCTGATTGAAAGTATTAATGCATCTAATTTTAATCCAGAAGTGTTAACTTACGAAGTTACATTATTGTATGGGGATAGCCTAGGAAGCTGGGAACAATACTTTAAAAGCTTGCTGAATCAGAGCACTAACATAAATACAGAGGATGTATTTATACAGACAAAATCTCTTAAAGATATATATAGTTACGAGGGTGAGTTAGATATTGTTATTTATACACCACAAAAATGTTCGCCAAGCTTAATAATAAGTCCGGATTTGGTAATGGGTGATATTAAATCGTTGGGGGTGGAATATGATTAATTATAGTGGTATATATTTACTTAAAGTTATAAGAAATTGCAAGATAATAAATAATAAAATATTAAAAAATATGATAACAAATGATTGTTTAAAAGAAATGATAAAGCCATTATATGCACAAACACCTGATTTGGAGATAAAATATCTGGCATTTGGAGATGGCACAGGTGCATTAGATGCCGAAGATCATACATTAATTAACGAAATATATCGAATATCTGCTCTAACATTGGAAAACACAGACATTGGGCAAGTATCAAGTGAATTTGTATTAACTAAACCAGAGACATTAAGCAATACAGTCACCGAAATTGGTATTTTCGCAGGTAGTTTGGCAACTGCTACACTTGGAACAGGATTAATGATATCTCGATTATTATTAACAACTCCAATAACAAAAATTGTTGACGATGAATGGTATTTCCAAAGATTGGATGTGTTAAAAAATGGATAAGTTATTATGGAAACCTGGCATAACAAAATTTGATGAAATACAGTGGCAAAAAGCAACAGATGCAATACAGATAATAGAAGATGAGCTAAATTATAGTAAGGTATTTAATTTTAGCCTGTGGAAATATTACATGTATATGCGTAATTGCAAGACATTAGTATTACCAACCGATACGACAGGTTGGACGGGAATAGGAAGCACATTATCTAAGGATTCTAGTGATTTTTGGTATGGAGATGGCTGTCTAAAGGCAAC